AAGACATATAAACAAATACTAACGATATATTATTAACAGATGCCAAATGCTAAACAATATGCAAGAATGAAGGATATAATGATGAATAACCCTGAGTTATTAATCAAAGAAAAAGAAAGGGTTAATAATGCCGTTAAGAATAAGTATAAAAACGATTTAGAATATCAAACAAAATGCAAACAATACCAGAAAGAATATTATAATCGTAGAAAAGAACAATTAAGAATTAGTGAGATTGGGGATAATCATTCTATTGAATGAATTATAGTAATTAATATACAACTGATTTAATCTATCAACAATTTCACCAATATCTACACCTATTAACGATGTAGTAAAAGGAGGTATAATATGAGCCATTCTAAAAGGAACAATATTCTCATCAAAGTAATTAAAGAATTGGTTATGAAGTTTAAGTATTTCATTAATATTAGTAGGAGATATATTTTGCTTATAAGTGATTAATTTCATCATATCTTGTTTAAGATTATCAATATTATTTTGAATAGTATCTATTAATGTTAGTATCTTAGGACCTGTGCCATAAGTCTCTACAATACCAACACGGCCACCTCTTTTTTTTCTACCAGCACCTGAACTACCAACTCCAAATATAGAACCAAGAGCTCCCAATATTCCTGCTGGTGCTGGTGGTGGTGCTGGTGCTGGTCCATATACAACAGGAGCAGCTGGTGGTCCAGCTAATGCGGCAGAAATAGAAGAAGCACCTGGAGGAGCAGAAATAGAACCAAGACCAAAAGGAACAGCAGGAGGCGGCGGCGGTGGTGGTGGAGCAGGAGCAGGAGCAGGAGCAGGAGCAGGAGCAGGTCTTGCAGGTCTTGTAGGTGGCGGTGGTGGTGGTATCATACCAACAGGAACAGGAGCAGGTCTTCCAGGATTAGTAGTAAAATTATTTTTAAGTTTTATCATTAAGTCAATATTATTTTTATAACTAGCTTTAACAGAAGCTACAAAACCATCTAAAGTTTTACTATCAATTGGTTGATTATAAGCATTAGACCGTAAAGCATTTAAATATTGATTATCTTGATATACTTTAGCATTAGAAGCCATAATATTAGCTGCATATTGCTTACTAGATTTAATATTATTCATATCAGGTGAAAAACTATCATAATAATTTTCATATAATAACACGGGCATATAATCTATATATATTATAGATTTAAAAAAATAAATATATATAATAATAATGATGATGAATGATGATAATGACAATGGAGATATAGACGAAGTTAATATGCGATTTGAACTAATGGAACAAATGGAAGAGATGAAGAAACATTTAAAAAAAAATAAAAACAATTTAACAGAAAAACAAATTAAAGACATTATGAGACCTCATTATAAAAATATAAAAGAACTTAGAAATAGTTATCATTTGTTAATATAAATTATTATCTTTAATATATTTACTAGCAGCACCTAATGGTAAGCCTTTTTCTTTCATAATCTTTTTAACCAAATTCATTCTATTTTCTTTTTTTGCTCCTGCTGATTTAGCTCCTGCTGATTTAGCAGCACCTTTCATTTTTTTAGAACACGGAATACAGGCCTTATTACCATTACAACCTGCAGACATTGCCCCACCTACAGCAACATCAGACGCATTCAAAGAACCTGCTATTTTTTTTTTACCTTTACCCCATCCAGTTGTAGCTCTTAAACCTTCTCTTGCACCTTTTGCTAATGTAGCACCAATAGGACCACCTACATAAGCTCCTAAAGCGGGAGCTGCAACATCTATAATACTACTAACAACAGGTTTCAAAAAAGTTCCCATATCTCCGCCTTTCAAATAACGAGGAACATTGCCAGAATGGCCATAATTATAATTAGATGGTGTAATAACATTAGTAGCATTTAAAATAAGTTTTCGTCCTTCTGTTTCTTTAGATTGGAGAAATGATGGTGGCATATATTCATATTGTCTTCTCATAGAACCTCCGGTTAATACAGGATTAACGACATTATTTAAATTATAAGTAGTAATAGCATCATTATAATAGAGTTTCATCAGTTTATTATTAATATCTCTAAAATGTGGATTATCGTATCTCATTAATCTTATCTAATAATAAAAAAGATAATAATAAAATTTATGATAATAACTCATCTATTTTATTTAAACAACCTCCGATTAAGGGATTACTATTAATCGGGATTTTATCTTTATTAAGCACAGTTTCAACAACCAATTCTTTATTTAAAATACCAGTGTAAATATCAGTATTACCTTTATCATTAATAATAAAACCGGTATTAGCAGTTATAATAACTATTTCAGGAATAAAATTGTCAGTAGTATTATTAATAACATCAATTTTAAATTGAATATTAAAATTACCAATACTACCATTAGAAAGAAAATAAGGAAGACCTAAATCTTTAGCAGGATTAATAAGAACTAAAGAGCCGGAGGTAGAATATAAATATTGGTTAATAGTGGTTATGGCTGGATTAGTATTTTGTTTTCCTGCATATCCATAAAATTCATACCAAGATTGAACCGAGCCGTTAGTTTTAGATAATCTATATAAATCTTGAGTAGTAGCAGATGATAATAAACCTGATTTATTATTAAAACTAACAGAAATATTTCTAATAGGTAAAAAAGAATTAGTATTTTTAATAGTAGTATTGGCCATAGGTCTTCTAACTGATAAAATAAATAAGTCTGGTATTTGATTTAATTGAAAATTTTGAGATATTATAATTTTAGAATTACCAGCATTTAATACATCACTATCTGTTGATATATAAACCGGATAATCAGTATAAGGGATTATATTTTTAGTAGGTAAATTATCAGTTTCTTGAATATTTAAAAAATTAAAAAGAAGATAGGCATTGGAAATAGGATTAGTAGCATCAAATGAAATAGAAATATTATCATTATTAGTAGTAAAAAATCGTTTAAGAGATGTATCAAGATTAATGTTTAAATTAAATGTATAGATACCATATATACCTTGATTATTATAATTATGTTTAGAATGAAATAAGAAAGGAGATATTAATAATGGTTCGGTAAATTCACTTTCAATAGTTATAATCCAAGTATCAGCAACATTGGTTGATATAAGACTGGCATCAGTTCCTCCAGCTGCTTTTGTATGAAGGACATTAATAGATTTTAGAGGATGTGCTCCTCGTGGTATTAAATGGTTATCATAACCACTTTCTTTATAATCTGCTGTAGGGTCAGCTTTACTTCCTATAGCATCTGTATAATTATTAAAATATAAATCTGGCATAGTTGGTGTCATACCGTTATATTTCTGAAATTCACGAGGTTCAATTAATTTAAGTAATTGTTGCATAACATCCTGAGTATTGATTGAAAAGGATGTATTATTTAAAGAACAAGTCATATTTTTCATAGAAGCGTGAATAGGAAATGATTGAAAACATTCACCAAGACCATAATTAAAAGCAGTAGCACCAACAGCAATATTAGTAATAGTTAATTTAATTTTATAAGTAGCATTAATCATAATATTTCTATCAATAATAGTATCTTCACTTGGAATAGCACAATTAAATATAATCTGATTATTATCAGCACTAATACTATTATATTGACAATATGAATTAATACTAGCCCCACTATAAACAGGATAATTTAATTTATTTGTAATATTTTCTATTCTAGGTTCGGCAGTTAAAATAGGATTAATATAGTCTGTCATTCTATATTATAGAAAGATGAAAAGAAAAACAATCATTACCATTATCATTAACATTATCATTAAACATAATCGTCTAATTTTCGCATACCTTTAGTAGCAGAAATAGCACTTCTTACAACTGGATTAGATTTCATAGCTGATGCAACACCAGCAGACATTGCACCACCAATTAGACGATGATTTTTTGATGATGAAATAGAACCACCACCAGAAGCAACAGTTGCAACAACTTGAGAAGTTAAAAGACCAGTAGTAATTGATGAAGAACCGGCAATAGTTGTAAAAACTCCTGAATTAACAGGGATAATAACTAATTCAGGAGTAATATCAGCTGATGTATAATTAATACCCGTAACATCAATTTGGAAATTAAATTGACCAATACAACCATTAGAAAGATTGGGAGGTAGTGAAAGGTCTCTTGCTGGATTAATAGCAAGAACAGAACCTGCAGTAAGTCGCATTAATGATGAAACATCAGTAATAGCAGCAGTATCAAGAGTTGAAACATAACTATTAGCACGTCCTGACCATTCCAGCCACGATTGTTGAACTCCATTAGCATATGACATTTCCCATAGTTGAATTTGAGAAGCTGAAGAAAGAAGACCGGAAGCATTATTAAAATTAACAGAGATATTACGAATTGGTAAGAACATATTAGGGTCAGTAATGGTTTGAGTATTAAGGGCTTTTCGTAGAACAATAAGGAATAAATCAGGAATTTGATTGAGTTGAATATTTTGTGATTTAATAGTATTAGTGCCACCATCTTTAGTAATAGTAGAAGAATTTGTGACCCCAGTAATATATCGTGGATAATCAGTAAAAGGGATTACATTTTTAGCTTGAACCATATCAGTGACTTGAGTAGTTAGGAAATTTAATAGTAGTTTAGCATCAGTAATAGAATTTAGAGTAATAGAAAAAGCACCAGTAGAACCAGCAGCAAGTTCAGGAATTTTGCTCCAAAATCGTTTTAGAGATGTATCAATATTAATATTAAGATTTAGAGTATTAAGACCAACAAAACCTTGATTAGTGCCTTCATTAAGACCTCCAAAGATAAAAGGAGATAGGAATAATGGTTCAGTAAGAATAACAGTAATTTCAGCATTAATAGTATTAGTATCAGTAATAACTGTTAATTTATTAGCATCACCTGCACCTTTACTATTAGTAATAGTAATAGAATTAAGAGGGAAAGCACCACGAGGAATAATACCGTCGTGAGTAGAATTATGAATAGAACCAAGAGGATTAAAATTTTCACTAATTTGAGTGGCATAATCTGGTTTTATATAACGACCTGCAGCAGTAAAACCAACACTATCAACATAACAAGGAGTAGTGCCTTGATATCTGGCAAGTTCTCGGGGATGTATCATTTTTAGAAGGACCGGTAGAACATCTTGAGTATTAACACTTACTGAAGTATTATTAATAGTAGCATTAATGGATGTAATAGAAGAATTGAGGGGGAAAGCTTGGAAAGCATCTGTAAAACCATATTTCATAAGCACGTCATTTGCTTTAGTTCCACCAGTAAGAGCAATAGTAAATTTATATGTAGCTTGAATTAGAACATTTCTATCAAGAATAGTATTTTCACTAGGAACTGAAACATTAAATGAAATTTGGGAAGTGCTGGAGGAAGTAGCATTAAAAGTTTGATAAGTATTTTGTGCTGCTCCTGAATAAACAGAATAAGGAATAGTGGGTTTAATTTCATTAATGCGGCTATCTTTAATCAAATAAGGAGCTATATCAGCCATAGTATTGTTCTATATAATTATTAAGATAATAATTTTTTCTTTTCAAATAATATTTTAATACTAGCTGAACCTCCAGACCATACATAAAAAGGTTTTAGTTCCCCTCGTTTATTTTTCCAATAAACCATAATATCAATATTATTCAATGGTCTATTAGATGTTAAACTAATTCTTCTATATTCGGCCGAAGGATTGTATAAAAGATTTGGTTTATATGAAAAGTCATCATTATTAACCATATCAGTAATAATTTGAGAAGTAAGATTATTTTGATTATAATCACTAACCAATTGATTATTATTAAATACCAATGGGGCTGATATCTGATTAGGAACTACAGGAATTTGTGATGTAGTAAAGATAATGGAAGCTATAGGATTAAAATTAGATAGTGTTGAATATTCTTGAGGAAAATCAATGTAATTAATACTACCAGAACCATCCCAATAAGCATTTTTTTTTAAATAATTAGTTCTAGTGCCGGTAATTCTAATTTGATATATATTTTGATTAATATCAGTAATATTATTTCTAACAGCAGGAAAAGATGAGAATAAACTAAATAGAGCCTTATTAAAATAAATACGGATATGATTACCTACAGATAAATAATTAAAATGGTCGTTATCTGCGACTAAATGGAATTTATTAGTATCATTATTAAAATATACGAATGGATATAAAACTGAATTTATAGAAACACCGACAGCAGCTTTTAAAGAAGTCATAGCAGTAGCAAAAGCAGTATTAATCATTTCAGCCACATCTTGAAAAGAATAACCATAATAATAAATACTATCTGTTTGAAAACCATTACTATTAGCAGAAGGAGCAGGGGGAACTGATACTTCTTTATGTGAAGGTTTCCAAATTAAATATGTAGGTGAAACGGTTATTTCAGTTGCACCATTCCAATAACTTAAATTAACAGAATATATCATTAAATTAGGATTACTTTGTTTAGGTTGAATAGCTGCTACATAAGTAGGTAATGAGATAGTATCTAAATCAAATCTAACAATACTCATATTATATAGACTAGGGTCAGTAATAATAGGACTATTTCTGGTTTCTCTAAAAGTTAATTGAGATGATTCTTCAGTGGTATTTTGGTAATTATTAAATTGTAAGTCATAATATATGTGGTCGGCCATTTTTAATATCTTATTTCTATAAAGAGAATGGATAAAAAAATAAAAGAACTATTAGGCATAATCTCAATAAATGAATATGAGATTATAGGAAGTAAAGCAGACCCGAATATTAATGACGAAGTTATAAGCGATATAGATGCCCGAGAAATAACATTCACAACTTATGAAGATGTATTAAAACATTTTCAAAATATCTTTGAAATTTTAAAGAATTCTAAGACTATGATTATAACTGATTTTAAAAGTGGCTATAATCATTTAACTGAACAACCTTATAGATGGAATTATAAGACTATTATGAATGGTTATCAATATGATGAAGAAAATACAAAAATTGATTTTATAGAAACATTAAAAATAAAATCAATAATTAAAATAGATACTATTATTTATATTAATGATGAATATATGGAGATGACCTTGAATTATTATTTCTCATTTCCTAATCATAAAAAGACCTATAATATTAAATCTAATAAAGAGATATTAAAAGATTTAAAAGAAGATATAAATCATTATTATGATGATGGCAATTATTATAAAGCAATGAAACGCCTTAAATCCTACTTAAAAATAAAAGAAAAAACTGATAAAGATTTGATAGATATTATCAATGGTCCTATTGGTATAATGGCTAAAGATAAATCAAGACTTGAAACCTTATTATATCTAAAAGAAAATACAAAGATAGATATCAAAAGGACTAAGAAAGATATCATTAATAAAATAAATGAATTAGACAACCAGATTAATGACAATGAATTAAAATCTATCTTTATTAAAATCTATAATAAATATAAGTAATATCTATGAATTTGGAAGAAAAAGGAAAGATTATAGCAGAGATTGTAAATAAACGAGACCCTCGAAAAAATAGGGATTTATATTGCGAGAATGATAAAAACCAAATTAAGAATTATTTAGAAGAAATTGAATTAGATGACGAAGATGAATATATACAACAAATGCCGAATAAGAAAACGGAACGTTCTATTTTATATATAACCGGTTCTTCTGGTTCGGGTAAGTCATATTATACAAAAGAATATATAAAACAATATAGAAAAACATTTCCAAAGAACCCAATTTATTTATTTTCATCGTTAAGTGATGACCCAACATTAGATAGTATCAAATTTTTAAAAAGAGTTAATTTAAATGATAAATTCTTAAATACGCCTTTTTCTATAGAAGACTTTGAGAATATGCTTATTATATTCGATGATACTGATGTAATATCTAATAAAATATTAAAAAAAAAACTAATGGATATTCAAAATCAAATTCTAGAAACTGGCCGACATACTAAAACCTCATTTATATATACATCTCATATTGCAAATAAAGGTTTAGAGACTAAACAAATATTAAATGAGGCTCATTCGCTAACTGTCTTTCCAAATACAGCAGGAGCAAGAACAATCAAATATCTATTAGAAGGATTATTTGGTTTAGATAAAAATCAAATAAAAAAAATTAAACAAATTGGAACAACTAAATCACGATGGATAACTATTCTTAAAACATATCCTTTAATAGTTCTTTATGACAAAGGCGCATATACTCTACGAAATAAAGATTAAAATTTACTCATTAAAAATGCTATCTGTTGTTGTTGTTCTTTAATGATTTTATATAATTCTTGTATAGCTTTAGTATTTAAGGCTGTAAAAGAGGTATAATCTAATGATTTGGCGTCTTCAACCTTTTTACCATAGATTAAATAATTATCACTTAAGTCCATATTATCAACATCTAAATCAATTTCAATTTTATTATTAGCTAATACATTAATAACTTTTCCATATCTTCGTTTATATCTATTCATATATGGTGTGGAATCAATAATTATTTCTTTTGTTTTGTCGTTAGTATTATCGGCAGCTAGTTTGAGTTCATCACCAACATTAACATTCAAATCAGTTTTTGATGTTAATATCATATTACCATTGTCTAATTTTTCAATGGTATCTACTTCAGCATTTATATTACCAATATAATCAGTAGATGTATAAACCAATTTTGATAATGCTGGTATTTGTTCAATATCGTGAGCTAGAAAACCATATTGTTTAACAATATCTTTATCTAATAAAACATTAAATGATTTAGGTTCTAATTGGTCTATAATAACAAGTGCTTCATCTATTTCTTGAATATCTCGTTTGCTTCTATGGTCGCTAATATCTACATTTGTTGATGTCTGTGTGCCATCAAACCACCATTTAGAATTAATCCCAGTATTTCTAACGTGATTAAGAATAAAAGAATTAGTTTTACCTGTATTAGAAGTTCCAACAGTCATTGTCCAAATACCATTGACATCATAAGGAATACTAAAATAACTTTTTGTAGCAACACCATCAGCTTGAACATAAGCAGAAGTTAATATAAAACTATTACTAGTTAAACCAGCATATAAATATGTATTAGCATTTACAGTTAAAGTTTGATTTATATTAACTGCAGATTCTCCTATAGTCATAACCATAGCACCGCCTGAATTTCCTGAAAATTTTATTAATCTAGGATTAACAACACTAAGAGTTATATCATTAGTTGCTGAATAAAGAGTATTTATACCATCAGCACCATTAACTCTTAATCCTCCTATACTACTATATCCAATAGTTTGTAAAACAAAATTAGAACTATCCCATCCTGTTGTTTGTTCTAATCTCACTAATGGTTGTAATGATGAACCTGATTTAACAGTTAATTTAGTGCTTGTAGAATGAGGAACATCGCCAATACCACAATTACCAGTAACTATAAAATTACCAGTAACTCTATAACCAGTATAACCATTTTCAGCTACCATATCTAAATAACCGGCAAGATTTTGCCATCCGATATAAGCTACTCTTGTATTGGTATTATTGAAAAAAGAAATATAACCAGGATTTGCTGAAGAACCAGCAAATATTGATATCCAACCATTAGAACTACCATTTTGAACTCTTATACCTTCTCCATTAGTGCCTGTTTGAACATCTAAAGTATAAGTAGCACTAGGTGGTGTGCCCATACCAATTTTACCATTTCCTCCAATATTTAATCGTGATATAGAAGCAGCACCATTAGAAGTATAGAATTGTAAATCATTTAAACTTCCCGCAATAGATGTTGATAATATCTTAGCACTATTAGCAGAAACAAAATCACGAATTCCAAATTCAATACCTGCTACTTGAGCTGGTGCATTAACAGCAGTTTCAACTCTTATCATTGCTGGTGATGCACTTTGAATATGTAATCGTTGTAATGGATTAGTTGTGCCTATTCCAACCAAACCATTTTCTTTAATTGTTAATCTACCTCCTGCAAAACTAGCAGAATCGACTTGCACTTCTCCAATTCCAATACTCAAAGGAATTTTAGATGAACCGCCATCACATCTTAATTGAGTAGTATAATTTGCATTATCAGCAATTTGAATTCCATAAGTATTATTAACAGTAGAACTTCCAATAGTTAATCTATTAGAAATAAAATTACCATTATTAATATAACCTAAATAACCATTTTCAGCTATCATATCAAAATAATTCGTAGTAGTAGTCCAACCAATATAACCTATTCTAGTATCATCAGCTCTATGAAAAGCAACAAATCCCGGTTTTGCAGAAACACCAGCATTTAAAGCTGACCAACCATTTAAACTTCCGTTTTCAACTTTTATTCCTTCACCGTTAGAAGTTGTTAATACTTCAAAATTATAAACACCTGTAGGACTAACACCAACTCCTATTTTTCCATCATCTTTAATAATTAATCGTGATATAGTAGCTCCGCCATTAGTAGTATAAAATTGTAAATCAGCTTTATTAGCAGCAGTAGTTGTTGATAATATCTTAACACTATTAGCGGAAGAAAAAGTAGGATTACCAAATTCTAAACCAGATACTTGTCCTATTGTATTAACATCAGTTTCAATTCTTATCATAGATGGTGATGAACCTTGAATATGCATCTTTTGTAATGCTGATAAAACACCAACTCCAATATTACCAGTAGAATTAATAATCATACGAGGAACACTTGTTGAAGAATTGCCACCGGTATTTAATATTAATGAATTAGGACTTTCTAAATATAAATTATTATTATAATTACTAGCTCCTCCTATACCTACAGAAGCAGTAATACTAAAATTATTAATAAATAACATATTAGCATTACTATTTAAAGTTGTATTTCGAACTTGTAATGAATTAGGAGCAGAAGTAATTACATTTAAAGTTCCAGTCATACTATCTCCAGTTTTTAATAGAAAAGCAGGAACACCGGTAATATTACCATAAGTTAAATTAGTTATATTAGAACCATTACCATATAAAATAGTAGATGGTGTTAAATCAGGTGGAAATACTGAAGGTTTATTTAAAGTAATTTTATTATAATCAAGAGCAGTAATATTAGAACCAATACCATATAAAATAGTAGATGGTGTTAGATTATCTTGTTTAGTAGTTTTATAATTCGTATTAACTCTATTTATACAAGTTGCTAAATAAGATGAATTAGGATTAATTCCTTCTGGAGTAAATGGTTCAACAACTGACATCAATCTATTAATAATAGATAAATAATATTATGGTTCTACAATAACAATACTACTTTCAATAGCAAGTGAATTTGGAAGAGTTATATTAGACCCTTGATATTTTTTAATTATTTTACTTTTAATATGATGAGGATATGTGAAGTATAGTTCATCAACCATCGTATCATATTTATTAATAATATTAATTAGTTCTTCGTTTGGTATCTCCTTATCTTTATAGATATTAAGAATATTTTCAATATGATGAGTTAATTTAATATACTTAGATTGATAGGCTTTGAATAATGATATTCTATCGTGAATTTTATATTGAGTGATTAAAGCTAATATTATAGTTATAGCACCATTAATAATAATATTAGTGTATTTAATATTATCACCATCTATATTACTACTATTAAGACAGGTCAGCACAGAACTACCGAGGATAGTTGGAAATAGACA